GAACCAACACTGGTGACTGACTATGTGCGCTGGTCTGATCAGAATTAAGTACCGCGTCAAAGAAACCGCCACCGTTGAGTGCGACACGCCGGAAGCGTTGCAAGAACGCATCGCGGCACTGGAAGCCAACGACGAAGTGCTGGAGTACCGCGTGTTTCTCAACCAGGGTAAGCGCGTGCGCGTGTCGGGGTGGGAGGATCGGGCGTGAGTGGCCCGTACACCATCCCCGGACTGGACGACTACCTGACGCCGGATGATCCCGAGTCCGACGACGAGTTCCAACTGTCCGCCGAGGACGCTGCTGACATTGCGGCGGATCGGCGGGCTGATGACCTGGAGTATTACCATGACTGACCTTACCGGATGGGTGCTGGTGCCGGTGGTGGCGACGGATGAGCAGTTGGATTGCGCGCTGCGATTCCTGCCGAACCTTCCGCGGGTGTGCATGGCCGTTGCCGTCGAGGACGCCATCGCCGCCTCCCCCTCGCCGCCCGTGGATGTGGCGGGGTTGGTGGGGGAGCGTGACCGGCTGGCCGAGGAACACGCATGGCTGTCCGAGAAGCTGCGCGACAGCGAGCGCGACAACAAAGAACGCATCCGGCACTACACAGACAACCTCAAGGCCGAAGTTCGCATGTGGCGCGAGCAGTACGACGCGCTTATGAAGGCGGTGGCCAAGGGCGTTGCGTTGCTGCCGCCCGCGCCTATCTCGTTTGACCCCACGCTGCGCGCCCGCGCCGAAGCCGCCGAGGCCGAGGTTGCGCGGCTGAGGGAGGCGTTGCAGGCCGTGGCATCGCTCATTGACGAGTCCGACGGCGTGGCCGGCCTGCACAGGAACGGTGACATTGCCCCGTGGAGCGAACTTCGCACCGGGGGCCGATTTGAAGAATGGCTGGCACCGTTCGACGCCGCCCTCACCCACCAGGAGCCCACGAAATGACCATCACGAGAGAGGAAGCGCGGGACTACCTCAAGTTTATCCGCAATGAATATGCGGACAAACGGACAGCAACTGCCGCCCTCGACCTCGCCATCGCGGCGCTGGGCGGTGGGTGGAGGCCGATTGAGGAAGCGCCGAGGGATGGCCGGATTATCGGGTGGAACAAGTTGGACGGTGTGCTGGTTTTTGAGCCGTACAACTACGGAAGCAACGGGCAGTTTGAAGGCTGGGTAGTGCCGGGGGATAGCGACGATATGTTCGACTTCCCCACCCACTTCCACCCCCTTCCCCCTTCGCCGCAAGGAGAAACGAAATGAGCAAGCGTGGTGATGAGCCGGCCGACGAGAACGACATCGCGGCCCTGATTCTTAGCGCCGAGGTTGGCGACGGAATCACGGTTACCGACCTGTTGCAGGCCGCGAACTTCGACATTGGCGAGCGCCTGAACTTTGGGCTGCGCGTTGGTCAGAGCATCATGGCCGCCCTGCCAAAGGCCCAGCCGTGAGCGGGGGTGTGGTGGCTGTGATTAACGCGCTGTACGCGGGTCGCGGGTATGCGCTGAATGTGCTTCACACGGAACTGCAAAGAATCACCACACCCGGCCACACGTCGAGTTCCGTTGTCGAGTGTGAGCGCGACCTGGACCTAATCGAATCCGTGCTTATCCCGATGCAGCAGGCAGAGGGCGAAGCGTTCTGGCGCTGGCGTGAACTTACCCGCCGCCCCACCCCCAACCCCGGAGAAACCCATGATTGACAAGTTGAAGGCGTTGGCGCAGAAGTGGCATCAGCGCGAGGTTGAGGAAGGACAGGCCGGCCAGGAATGGGATGCCGCCATTTACCGCGAGTGCGCCGACGAACTAGACGCCCTCGCCGCCCTCGCCTCCGATACGGGCGAGCGTGGGGTGGTTAGTGATGCAATGGTAGATGCGGCATTGGGCGCTGCTTACGGGTACGGCCGGAGGGAGAACATGCGGCTCGCGCTCATCGCCGCCCTCCGCGCCCAGCCTGCGGGCGGTGGGTCTTGCACCTGCCCAAGTGGCGACGGTTCGCTGCGCTGGCCGTGTCCGCAGCATCCACCCGCCCCGAGCGCCGGGGTGTCGGAGGCGCACCACTACGTCATGGACGAGGAAGCCCGTGACTATGAGTGCTGCCAGAAGTGTGGCCACGTCCGGGAGCGTGTAGTTTGCGCCGCGCTCGCTGCCGCCGAGGGGTGAAAAATGGCTGACCTCATGTTCTGGACTGGCGTTGTGGCGTGGGCGGTTATCGCAGCCGGCGTTCTTTGGCTACTGGCTGAAATCGCATGGGGCGCGGTGTGCGCTGCTAGCCATGTGCGCTGGGTTATCCGCATCGCCCACAAAAGCGGAAAGCTGGGCGCGTTGAAGTGGTCGAAGTTGCCACAGTCGTTCCTGTCCTACTGGTGGGATTACATCGGCTACCGGAACGACGGCTCGACCACCATCACGCGGCAAGGCTGCGGCAGCGTTTGGCGCGGCGTTGGCGACTACACCATCAATAAGGACAACACCCCATGACTGACCCGAAGTTGCCGCCCGACCTGATGGCCGACATTGACGCCATGCGCGATGTCTACATGAGCAGCGCCCAGCGTGGCGCATACGAGCGAATCCTCGCGCGGGCCGCCACCTATCACGCCCGCGCCGCCGTCGAGCTGGCTGGCGGGGGGAGGGATGGGGAGAGGTTGGATTGGCTGGACAAGGTTTCGGCGGGCACCATTCGCATGGACCGCTACGACTTGCCCGGCGATCACTCCGTGCTTGGAGTCTGCCCCACCTACACGCGCTGGGGGCCAACCGATCACTACACGCACAAGACCGCACGCGCCGCCATCGACGCCGCCATGACCGGAGGCGAGCATGGGTAGCCAGCAAGAATGGTTCACCGAGCCAGAGGCGGCCGAATACTGCCGATGCTCCTTCCGGGCCTTCCGAGAGATGCGCCTGCCCGCCAGGAACTCGGGCGGCCGAAAGGTCTACAATCGGGCCACCCTTGATGCCGAGCTGAACTCCCGCCCGTGGCAACCCTCTACAAGCGCGGCCCGTCCTACTATCTCAACTGGCGTCGGGACGGTAAGCAGTATCGCCGGACTCTCGGCCCGATTGACCGAAAAGCCGCTGAGGCCGTTCGCGCCGAGAAAGAAGCGGAACTCGCAGGGCTAATTACCTCCACCCGTGGAGTGACCGTGGAGCATGTGCTGGCCGACTATTTGAGCTGGTACGAAACCGAGAGGCCCGCGACCTTTGGCCGGGCAAGGTCCGCGCTCAAGCCCCTGCGCGAGTCGCTGGGCGCATATGGCGCTGAGGCGGCCACGGCTAGGGCCTTTGAGCGTTGGGCCGCTGGGAGGCCGCAGGCGACGGCAGAAAAGGCCCTCAAGCTGGCCCGGGCTGCGTTTCGCCGGGCGGTCAACCAGCGGGTTATCAGCCGGTCCCCGATGGACGGCGTGAGCATCCCCAAGACGCTGCTTAGCCGCCCGCCCGACTACTACCGCCCCGCGCAGCTTGCGAAGCTCTACAAGACCGCCAGGGGCGACCTGTGGGCCTTCATGGCCTCCACGGGGCTACGGCGAGGCGAAATGGTCAAGGCCCGGCGCACGGACGTACAGGGCGGCTTGCTGGTGATCGAATCGACGACAGAGGGGCGCACGAAGTCCGGCAAGTGGCGGGCCGTCCCGCTGAACCCGCAGGCCAAGGCGGCGCTCAAGGGGCTGGGGGCCGACCGGCTGGCCGACTGTCACGCGGATACGCTGGGGGATTGGTTCAAGGTGGACGCAGCAGAGGCCGGATTGCCCGGCACCCTTCATTGGCTGCGTCACACATTTTGCACGGCGCTGGTTCAGTCCGGCGTGAGCCTTCACGAAGTCCAGAGGCTCGCCGGCCATAGCTCGGTGGCGGTGACCGAACGGTACGCCCACCATGCCCCCGACTTTGGCCGGGCGGCGGTGGCTACAATGGCCGGGTGGATGCGGAAAGGACTTGCAAAAAAGCACACAGGCAAGCACACTAAACCCACGAAACACCGCAGGCCCCGTAGCTCAGCTGGATAGAGCGTCCCCCTCCTAAGGCCCACCCGGCATTCTAGGAGGCTTAAAACAAGGGCTTTCCGTGTTGCGCGTGGCACCTAATGGCACCCTTTGCGGGTGACGGTAAGCACAGTTAGCACAGGAGGCCGCATGGCTTGGAAAATAGGCATCTGCGAGGCGTGCAGCTACTCCGCGCCGGATCACTCCGGCGGCACCCACTACTCCGTTTTTAAGGTCCGGCAGCACTACTTCAGCCTGCTGCGACTCAAGCGCCTGCGCCGCTGGGCTTGGATTTGCGACGAGTGCCAGTCACAGACGGCCCAGCAGCGAAAGCGAAACTCTCCCAACCCGAAGGAAGCGACCGCATGAATATCAACGAAGCCTACCTTGCGCTTGCCAACGCGCAGAACGCGCTGACTGCCGCCGCCGAGGGAAAGCCTCTGACGCCCGAACAGTGCGCCAAGCTGGCCGCCGAAATCCGTAAGGCTGGTGCCGCCTACGCGGAACTAATCGGCGGTCTGCGGGAACTGCTGCGGGCCTAGCGCCCCGCCCGCACAGCTTCAATCAAGGCATTAAGCTGCCGGGCTACGGCGTCGGCTCGGGCGGCTTCACGCAGCAGAAATTCAGCATCCGCTGGTAGAAGTCCACCGGGACCGGCTTCACCAGCTCCACCGGCAACGGCTGGGGCTTCGGCACTTCGGGCGGGACACGCGAAACGCTCTCGCACCCGGAGCTGGCCAGCACGAAGGCTAGCAAGGTCATTCTGGTACTTTTCATCGGCTACCTTCTGTTCTGCAAGGAATCGTTCGGCAATCGCCTGATACTCGGCCCGCCAGCGGGCTTCGGTGTTCCGCGCGGCTATGGCGCTCTCTGCCCGCTGCTGGGCGTAGACGGCTTCCTGCGCCGCCCAATCGGCCCGCACCGAGTCGGCCCCGGATGCGCGCCCGTGGAGCCACACGCCCGCGACCAGCACTAGCGCGGCCACAGTAGCCCACACCTTCCAAGACAGCCCGGAGAGCCACCCCAGCGCGTCCTTGGCCCATCCCAGCAGCAGGGCGGCAATCATTCCTTCACCGGCTGCTTAATCACCCGCGACACCGCAGCACCACCAGCGGAGATAAGCGCACCCACGCTGCACCACTGTTTGACGGCCAGGGGGATCACCGGGAGCCAGTCGCTAGGCAGGGTCGCGTAGGCCACCACGACGGCGCTAAAGAACGCGCTGGCGATAATCCAGCGCATAGACCACCACCGCTTCCACTCGGAGGCGTTTTCGACTAGTTCGAGCTTCTTCATGCGTTGCCCTCAAAGAGTTTGCGTTCGGCTTCCCGGCGACGGACAAGGCCCGTTAGCACCTTGCCGCCCGCCTTGTTCCACCGGCTGAACTGCTTGGCGGCCCCTGCGGCGTCACCCGCGTTTAGCAGCTTGAGCAGCGTTGACTTGCGGAGCGCCTGCGCCCCGACGTTGTAGGCGAACGCGACCAACGCATCGAACTGGCCCTGCGTCAGGTTCACGGTCACAGCATCGTTTACGGCGTCCTCAAACTGGCGAACATCGGCAGCCAGCAGCTCGTCAGCCTTCGCAGCGGTGATGGCCTGCCCGGCCTTGACGCCCTTGGTAGTGCCGTAGCCAATCGTCCAGACATTTGCGGGGCAAAGGTAGGCGGTGAGCTTCAAGCCCTCAAAGGACTTGATTAGGTGGAGGCCGGTTTCAGATATTTTCATGCGTTCACCTGTTCCAGCCCGTAGGCGGTGGGGGTCATATGCCGAGCACCGTTTCAACGTAGGCCGCATAGATGGCATGGCCCGCCGTGGTCGGATGCACGCCGTCCGCGAGGTCGCCCGTGGTCAGGATGGCGGTGCCGTCAACGAGGGTCGTGTAGGCGGTGCGAGTGCTGACGGCGTTGGAAATGGCTGTCCTGTACGCGCCCAGTGTGTCGCCCAGCGAGTTGGCCGTTTCCGTCGTGCGAACTAACGGCGTCTGCGCGTAGATAAGCGCCGAAGGCAGGGCCGCATGTAGATCGTCCAAGAGAGCCGCATAGGCCGTCTGGAAGTTGGCCGCCGTCCACTTGTTTAGGCCGTAATCGTTTGTTCCAATCGCCAGCCAAATGCGGGCCGGCGAGTAAGCCGCCAGCGTGGACACCAGCGCTGCCCGTTTGGGTGCCGTGTCCGCATCCAGCGCCAGGGACCGGAAGCCAAATGCCTCAAACGCTACGGAATCGGGCGCGTAGGCATTTCGCACCAGCACACCCCAGCCAGCTTGCGGCGGCGTATCGGCGTTGGCACCCACCGCGATGGAGTCGCCATAAATCAGCAGGCGATTGGTCGGGGTTGGCGTCAATACCGTCATCGCCGCATTGGCCGAAGCGCCCACAAAGTAAGTTCCTAGCGCCGGGACCGCCTGCGCGGGGGCCGTTTGCAAGCCACCGACAAAATCAACGGTTTTCGTGCCAGCCGGAAGGTTGACTATCTGCGACATAGCCGCCGTGCTGGTCGGCAAAATAGCTTCTTGGAAAACGCCGTCAACGTAGACGCCGAGCTGAATCATTGTGGACAGCGAAGTACGGGCCGGAGATTGCAGGGTGACAAGTATTTTTGTGGCGGCGGTCTGGTAAGACGCCCGCGAAAATGCCGAGCTGCGAACGTAGCCTGACTCTTGCACCACCGCCCCCGTGTCCAAGAAGCTGGGCGCGGGGGCCGATTCAAAAGGGACCGTAACCCCGGACTTAGACGCGCACCATCGCTCAAGGTCTTCAAGTTGGGTTTGCGTGGACGCCGTGTTGACTGCGCCGAAGGCGTAGATGCGCCCGGTAAACCAGGTGGTACTACCGCCAAGGCTAAGCAGTTGCGTCCCGAAGTTGCCGCCGCCCGTGTCCGCTGTGCCTGCGTTGGTTAGGGTGGGCTGTACGCCATCAACGCGCAGGAAAGGATTTTCCGTAGCCTGCGTTGCCCCCGACAGGTCGGCCACGCCCGAGATAACGGAGGTCGCCGTGCCGATACTGGCGGTGTATCGACCGCCGAATGCTCCCGAACCACGGCGATACAGAAGAAGCCCGCCGATATTGGTTTCGACGGCCCAACTTGCCGTGACGAATGGGCCACCGAACCAACAGAAATGCTTAGAAAGCCCGCCCGTGTCGGCCTTGATTGCGCCGAAGAACGTCAGCTTGTCCGAGCCCCATGCAAACGCGGTGGCATCCAGCCGTACCGCGCCATCGGTTTGCAGGTAGTTGTTGACGCCGTCGTTTTGTAGGGTCCAGTTCGCGGCAGCGTTAGCCACATGATGCCCGCGCCCGGAACGGTCATTGATGCGCTTGACCGTCTGCCCCGTGGCCGTGACCGGCACGGTGCCTGCTGCGTCCTGAAACAGGGTGGACAGGTCGGAAGGGTCGAAAAGAACGCCTTCCTCGCCAGCCTCAAACCGGCTAAGCGGGTCGAAAGTCGCCCCCCCACCCCCCGGCATCGTGAGGGCGCGGGTGAGCGCGGAGGTGAGGGGTGTGGTGATGGGGCGGGTAATCACAGGGCGAGGTACTCCACGAAGCTGCCGCGCTTTGCGACGATTGCGGAAGAGAGGACTTCGGAGGCAAAGCGAAGGATTACGTTGCCGTCTGCGCTCGGGGTAATGAACCCGTAAACAATCGCGTGATTTGAGCCGGTGGACGCGCTGCTGGCGTTGGAGGCGGCGGGGAGGTCGTAGGCGGCCAACCCTTCGTTGATCGTCTGCGTGGTCGCGGTCAGCGAATACTCGGACTTGTAGCGAAGCTCACTGAACGCCGGGCCGCTGATGCTCCACCGGCTGCCAGTGGTCGTGGCCGCCGAAGTGTAGTGAACGTAGAATTGGAACCAATACCGCTGGCCGGTCACCACCGGGAAAGACAGGCCGGTAACGTCGGCAATGGTGTTTGCCACGCCGTTGTTGTTGGTCACGTCCGCACCCAGAAGCGCCACAGAGCGCCCGGCGCTCACCACGTTCTGCGTACCCGTGGCGATGGACTTAGCCGCGCCTGCCGCGTTGTAGGCCCGCCACTCGCCATCCCGGCCATAGGCCAGTCGCTCGCCCGGGCCAAGCGTGACCACTGTCAGCGGGTAGTCCACACCAGAAGCGCGGTAAGCGACGGTGACCGTCTGGTTTACCGTGTCCGAGTTAAGCAAGTTCACCGCGTCAAGGAACCGCTGTACGCCAGAGGCCGGCGAGGCCACCACGTCCACCGGGGTCGTGCCGCTGGAATTGGCCAGCGCGCGACCAGGGGCGAACGAGGCCGCACCAATGTCCCGATAAGCCACGACGCAGCGGACCGGGGCGCTGGTCTGCGCCGCGCCCAAGGTAATACGCAGCGTGTCGGCGCTGGTCAGGATAATCAAGTTTCTTCCCCGTAAAGTTCCCAGCCGTATTGGTTGGGGTTGAATGGATTGGCGGGCAGCGTGGACATATAGAGCTGTCCGTCCTGCGTCACGACGGAGCCGATCTCAGGCACAGCGGGAGATTCGGCTACGGGCGCGGACGCGATGCCCGCCGTTATCGCGGACGCAATGCGGCTGGTAATCGCCCTGCTTATCGGAAGAGTAAGCATGGGCCGGGGTCAGTTGACGCCGCCGCCCACTTGCATTTCGATAGGGACAATCTTTGTAATCGTGGCCCCCAGCGAGTCAGTGATGACGCATTGCCACACCGCCTCGCGCAGCACGGAGATAAACCGCGTGCCGGTGGTGCTGAACGTGCCAACCGCCGTGCCGTTCACCGCAAGGGTAATCATCGGGCTACCCGACACGCGCGACCACAGGTAGGTATACGGCGCGGTTCCGCCCGAAGGGGTCAGGACGATAGCGCCGGTTACCGTGTCGCCGTTGAAGTCCGAGTAGACGTACACGCCGTCCACGTCTGGCGTGACAACGAAGCCCGTGCCGCCGCCGCCTGCCCCAAACTTGAAGGAGTTGATTAGGCCGGGCATTAGGCGGCAACCGTGCCGATCAAGTAGACCTTCAGGCCCTTGGCGCCCGTGCCGTCCACGTCAATATCCACGCCGATAATGTCGCCCTCGGCAAAGTCGAGGATGCCGGAGATTACCGGGGGAACGGTCGCCGTGAGGCTGCTAGATTCCGTGTCATCAATGGTGATGACCGTCGAGAACACCGACGAACCGTTTTTGCTCACGTCCACAGTAACAGGGCCACCGGAGGCCGATGCGGTATTGAGCGAGGCCCAAATCTTTGAGCAGGCGAAGGCGCGGGGCGCACGCATACGGACCACGTTAGCGCCGGCCACAATGTCGGTCGTTTCGTCCGAGCAGGCAATGGCCAGGTCATACGGGTACGCGATGCCGAGCGCCGTGCGGGCAGCCCCCACGGTCGTGGCCCCGGTGCCGCCAAGGGTAACCGGGACAACGTAGGTCGCCAGCCGGGTATCAATGGCGTCGATCAGGCCGTTATCGTCGTAGCCGATAATCCCGTCAACGGTGTCAATCGTGGCGTCATCGGCGTCCGTGATGACAAACCGGAAGGCCGAGCCAGCAGGGAGGTACACGGTTGCAGCGCCCGCCGCGTCCAGTATGATGGGGTTGGCGTGGGCGATGGACCCGCCCGAGTTCGTGTAGGTGGTCGCCGGGGTCGAAGTGCCGGTAACGTAGGTGTAGACCTTGCCCCCGGCCAGAAAGTCCCCATTGGTAGGGTCGAAGAACTGCAAGAACGGGGCCGGGCTGATGATTGCCATTGGGACTCCAAAACAGAAAGCCCGCTAGGCGGGCTGGGGGATGCGGGATGGATGGCGTAGTTATTGGATTGCTGGTCAAGGGCTTTGCCGTTGTCGCAATCGTTGGCGGGGTCTATTTCCTTGGCGATGTTTTCGTGCCGTGGCTGTCTCGCTACTGGCCTAATTGGCTGTTCAAGAAAGCCCTATTCACCCGCCACGGTGAAGGCCCTCAGTCGCCCCGATAACGCGGGTCGTTCCGGTCATAGCCGGACACGGTGCCAATATCCAAGGGCTCCGCAGCCGCCGCACTCGCCGCCGCGCTCGCGCCGGGAAGCGCCTTGGCCATCATGGGCGCGATCTCGCGCACGATAGACCGCCGCTGGTTAGCCGGCAGGCGCGACAGGATTTCAGCCGCCCGCACCGGGTCGGCCATCGCCTCTTCAACAATGGCCATCGTTTCCTGGCCGTACTTCCGGCGAAGCATGTTCAGGCCCGAAACCGCCAGCGCGGAAGTCGGGTCGCCGGTCAACGCGCCCGCCGCAATCGGCCCGGTCACGTCCTGAATCCGGCCAGCGCCCACCACGTTCTGCACGGTGTTGCTGCCAATCGCCTTGCCCTCGCGCTGCACGTTCGCGTAACGCTCAAGGTCGCGGCGCACTTCGGTCACGGCAAGGCGCTGTTGCGGGGTCAGGATGTTGTCGGCCTTGGCCTTGCGGAACCCGGTGACGCTCTTAGCCACGGAATCGAGGTCATTGGCCGCCCGGGCGAACTTGTCCGGGGACAGGTTGGCGTCACCGAGCGAGTTAGCAATCGCGCCCGCCTTCGTGGTCAGGGCCTCACCGATGCGGATGCGGTCGGCTTCGCGGCTACCTTCGCGGAACGTCTTGAGCCACTGGGCGTACTCGGGGGACGCCTTGCGAATCTGGCCGTCCAACGCCTCGCGGATAGTCAGCAGCTCGCGGCTAGCGGCCTTGGCCGCATCAGCCTCACCGCCCGCCGAGCCGCTGAGCATATCGCCGATGGTCTGTCGGGCGTTGATAAGGCGGGCCACATCGTCCACCGGGGTTTCCGTGGTCGCGCCACCAACGGTTTCAACGTCCACCAGCAAATCACGGATTTTCTGCACCGCCGCCTGGACCGCAGGGCGTTTGTCGCGCTTAACAATGATGCTATCGGCAAGGCTAATCACGCGGTCAGTGGCAACGCCAACCTTGCTCTTTGCCGACTTGAGCAGCGGGGCTGCGGCCACATCGCGGGCCTGTTCTGCCGCCTGCGCCGCCGTTTCATCCGCGCCGCCGAAGGTGGACCGCAAGTAATCCAGCCGTGAACGGTTATTGCGGAGCCCCTGCGTGGTCACCTGATTATTGAACTCGGGCGACACGCTTTGCATGGTGCGCTGCAAGCCCGCCAAGCCAACGTCGCCCGTCGCCTCGGCCAAGGTCGGGCGGGAGCCGGGGACGATCATCCCGGCGTTGGGCGCGTTCGCTAGCGTCTGCTGAACGGCGGCGGGATTCTCGGCAAACTGCGTCAGGGCCTCGGCGGCCTGCCTTTCCTGGCGGCCCCGGGTGAAGTTCGGGATGACGCGCCGACCCACAGCGCCAAGGACGCGGGGGATAGCCACGCCAGCAGCGCCCGCCACGGCACCAACGGCAGCGTTCTGCGCCCGGCTCTCTCCCGTAGCGACCGGCTGAATGGCCGACTGGCCAGCACCAGCCACCGCGCCGCCTGCAATGGTGGTCGGGGCCAGCACCGCACGGCCAGCCGCAGCGATACGCGGAGCTGCCGAGCCCGCCCGCATCGCCGCCGTGCCGGGAATCACCACCTGTCCGATATGGCCCAGCACGTTGCCGGCGATGCCGTAGCCGTCGCTCATCAGCGCCGCTTCATCGCGGGCCGCCGCGTCAACCTCTTCCTGAGACACAAGGCCGGTCAGCTGGCCAATGCCTCGGGCGGTCTGCGCCAAGGACGAACCCACGCCAGCGCCCAGTCGGGCCATGCGGCTCATGCCATCGGTGGGGTCGAGTTCTTCAGCCGTGCCGGTCAGGCGGGCATTGTTGGCGTTCAGCTCTTCCGGCGTCATTTCAGCCGCCGTCTTGGCACCGCCTGGAATCAGCCCGCGCCGACGGGCTTCGGCCAACAGCGGGGCCTTATCGGGCGGCAGGATGCCCCGGCGCTCAGCCTCTAGCAGTAGTTCCAGCTTGTCGGCCATTATCGGTTCAGCGCCTCAAGGAGTGCATCATCGGAAAGGTCGGCAGCGGACGGTGCGCCGTTGCTCTGAACGCGCTGGTTCGGCATCGGCGTATTGGGCGCATCCTGCACCGAGCCGCCAAGCCGCTGAACGTCCGCACGCAGGCCGCCTTCAATCTGGGCGATAAGCGCGTTATAGCGGGCCTTGAACTCACGCGGACCAAGGTCACTGTTGATGACGGCCTTTTTCAGCGCATCAAGTTCCTGCGCCGCCGCCGCCGCGCCCGTGATTTCCTTACGGTACTGGTTGAAGAACTGCTCAACGCCCTGCAAGGCCGCGCCGCGCTCGGCGTTGTAGTTGGCCATTTCCGAATCCATACCCAACTTGTCCTGCACGCCGCCCAAGGCCCCTTCCACGCGGCCCTGGTAGGTCAGGTACTTGTCGGCCACCTGTTCGCCCACCGTCCGCAGCGAGCGAAGCTGATTCTGCGCCGCAACAATGCTGGCCTCGGTCTTGGTCACGTTCGGCTTGGTCATGCCGCCGCCGAAGTTCACCACCGGGCGGCCCTCTTCGTCGTAGCTCAGGGCAAGGCCGGGGTTCTGTACGGTGACGTTGGTGCCGCCAGCGCGGCGCTTGGCCTCAAGGAACGCCGCGTATTCCGGGTTCTGCTGAGCAAACTCAAACTCTTCCACCGACGTGGGACGCCTCGGGGCTGCGTTGGCCTTGAAAGCATCGGCAGGCAGCGCACCCGAGTTCATGGCAAGAATCTGCGAGGCGTAGCCGGCGACGGATTCATCGTATTGTTCGGGCAACTCGGCGGCCATTTCCGGGTACTGTTGCGCCCACCGGGAACGAAGCGCCGTATAGATGGCCGCCTGCTGCTGCGGAGGCGCACGGGTCAGCAGCAGCGCACCGTTGACCAACTCTTTCTTCTGCGCTTCCTGCTGGTCGGCAACCGCCTTCTGCTGGGCCTGCTGGCGCTCCATGACCATGCCCTCGGCCTCAAAGCCAAGGCGCGGGTCGGCGGCATAAAGCGCCTGGGCCTCGGGCGCAGCGTCCTTGCCGAGATAGGAGCCCAGCGCGTCCATCGCCCGGCGTTCCTGCTTGTATTCGGCCACCCGCTGAGCCTCGGGGCCGCCCAGCGCGACCAATGCACCTTTCCAGTCCATAGCCATGCTCAGCCCCCCAGCCAGCCGGCGAGGCCGCCGAGTAGGTTACCGCCCGCCTGTCCAATCTGGCCGTAGGCCGAAGCGCGAGCGTTACCCGCCGCCATCTGGTTGGAGCTGATGTTATTGGCGGCGTTCATGCCAGCGGTGGCGTTCTGCGAAAGCGCCTGCTGGCCCGGGGCAATGACGCCCTGTAGCTGATTCAGGTAGTTGCCGAACTCCGCGCTGCCGATGTTCTGGCCGTACTGCGACAGTGCCTTGAGGGTCGCGCCAGAGTTCAGGCCGCCACGCGCTGCGGCGCTTCGGTCAATCGCCTGCGTCCCCTGCCCCAGCCGGAACTGATAGCCGGTGGAGTTCTGGTACTGATCGAACGCGGCCTTATTGGCATCGGTGGTCGGGCCAAGGCCAAGAAGCCCCTGCATGGCCGAATACGCGCCATAGCCGCCAGTCCGATACGGGGCGTTATCGTCCCGAATCTGGTTGAACATCTTGAGCTGCGTTTGGCTGGCAATCTTCGCAGCGTCTTTCGTCGCGTCCGCAGCCTTGTTCGCGCCCCAAATCTGACCGATTGCACTCATGGTCTGCGTAGCTCCATCTCAATAAAGTCAACCAACTTGCCGTCCCGGCGCACCGCGCCAGGAATCCGGCCCACTTCCACAAAGCCCGAGCGCACCGCAGCGGCGCGAGCTTTCTTGTTCCATTCCTCAAAGCGCACTAGGACGCGCTGTGCGGGCGTCTGCGCCCATATCAGGGCCAGCGCCGCCATGCCTGCCTCCAACGTCCCCACACCCCGGTAGGGCCTCAGAATCGCCACATGCAGGCCGATGCTTTCGCCGTCTATTTCGTGCAGGGCGAACACGCCGCACGGCTCGGGGGCCAGCGCCACCAAATACAGCCAGTCGGCGGGCATTTCCCATTCGTCCGGCACATCGTCGTTACCGAGCGAGGGCCAGTTATCGGGGTGGGTCAGTAGCGCCTTGACTAGCGTTAGGTCATCCGTGACCTGTACCCGCATCAGGTGACGCCCGTGCCGTACACGAAGGCCCGCGAGCTGGAATACAGGTAGATAAAGGCCATGCCGCCAGGAACGATCGTCCGGCTGCCCGTGCTGGTGCCGCCTGCAAGCTGCAAGGTCACCGTGCCCGACAGGGTGATATTCCCCGACGCGCCCGCATTGATCGCCAGAAGCTCCGTGCCGGGCGGGAACAGGTCTACGTTGACCGTCCACGCCGCCGCGCCGTCATCGGTCTTGATGGCCGCGCAGCTAATGTCACGCTCAAAGAACGTATGCGCCCCGGTGTAGAAGTTGGGCGGGATATTCCCCACCCGCGCCACGCCGGCAAGCTGGGCCTCGGCTATGCGGGAGCGAAACTCCAAGTCCTCAAAGAACCGCCGCCAGTCAGGCGCAGCCGCCCCGTTCGCGCTCGTTACCGGCACGTTGGTTGACGGGGGCCGGACGCTCATCGGCCACCGCTGCTAACGTCAATGCTGCCGCCGAGAATGACGCGCTTAACCGGGTCGCTGATGGTGATGCGGTAATTGCGGACGATGGACGTGCCAAGGCGGTTCCACACCAGCCGGGTCAGGTAGCGGCCAATCGCGCCCATGCTGCGGGAGAGTTGGTTAGACCAAGTGCGCCCGCCGTCATCGCTCCAATCAAGGATGACCACCGGCTCGCGCTCGCCCTGCTCACCCACGCCCGCCTCAATGTCCAACTCAAAGCGGTTATGCGACAGCCGCTTGAGGTCATCCCACGCCACCGGGGCCGTATGCTGGGCCACCAAGTCCGTGCCGTCCTCGGAATACAGGTCCGTGCGAAGCTCAAGAAGCTGCTCGCCCGCGCCGATCAGGTGGCGGTTCCCCAGCAGCATGTACGCCCGGGCCAGCCACGCCCCGCCGCCGCTGCTGCGTTCGTGCCAGAGCTGCGTGGCCACGTCATAGACCCACGTTTGGCCATCGGTCGGGAATATCAGGCAGTAGAACTTGTGGCCTTCTTGGTCATAGGTGAACGCGATGGCATCGCTCGGGTCAGTCATGCGACCAAGGGCGAACTCGACCTGTTCGGTGCTGATACGCACCGGCTGGTAACCGTCCGCGCGGTAAACCACCAAGTCGTTACCCATCCAGAAAACGGAGTTGTCGCACTTGGCCACCGAGTAGATAGCGCCCAGCCCGCGCTCAATGCGGGTCTGCCCGATGCGGCTAAACGGGAAGTCCGCGTTGCCCGAGTTGTACCAAGGCTCAATCGAATTAGCACCGAACAGCCACAGTTCGCCGTGGTCGGCAAACACGCGGATAAGGTCATCCGGGGACGATTCGGCGCTAGCGAAGTCAAGCGCGCCTACCGTGCTGAAATCCTGAAGGCCGGTGATATAGAACGTGCCGGCGTCCACCTGGTTAAAGATGCCATAGCCGTCCATATAGGTGACCGTGGCCGCGCTCGGAGCGTCCACCACCGCGCCAAAGGTTTCGGCAGCAATGTCGTAGACGTACAGCGTTCCATCGGCCACCGCGACCTGTAGGCCGTTGGATTCCATCGTCAGCGGGCCTTCGTCGGTCCCCAGCGTCCCGCGCTCGGTCACCACGCCCGCAGCGGTCACGGTATAGAACTTGTCCCCGGCCACCGCGTAGCCCACGCCATTGGATTCCAGCAGCGCACGAACAGCCATCAGGCAAACTCCGGTGGGACGCCCGGCTCATCGCCGCACATATAGACAGAGATGTTCCAGACCGAAGTGCCGACGTAGTTCTCGCCCGGGGAGAATTGCAGGCCGTTTTCGCCCGGGGCGGCGGTCAGGTCGCAATCAATGGGCGTCGGCTCAAAGGCGGACTCGGGGTTGCCGGCGATGTTCGGCTCGTCGCCAACGTCACTGAACCCCGAAGACTCGGAGCCCCAGGTGACGTGCGGGATATTGGACGGACCCACCGGGCCGGTGTTGGTGAAGCTCACCGACTCAATCCGCATATACACGCCGATGGCCGGTTTGAGCGTCCAGCTAGCGGAGATAAGCTCGGCCTGCGTGGCGGTGATGGTGTTGCCCGACAGCGCGGCGTCCACCGCGTCAAAGACGTACTCAATGCCCGACTCATCCAGAGGCACCCACGCGCACACGGCGCCCGGGGTTTCCCCGAACTGCACCCACGCGGCGCAGCCAGGGGTTCCGTACAGCGCCACAGGGCGCTTGCCGCCCTTATCGGTCACCGGGTACAGGTTCACCGTGCGCGTGGCGTTGTAGGGCGTGGAATAGCCCTTGCCTTGCGGGGATATGAGGGGGAAGTCCATCAGAAGTAGTCAACCCGCACGGTGCTGGGGACATACGGCAGCTCTTTCTGCCGGCGAAGCTGCGTGACGGCCTGCGAGGCCATCGCGTCGTAATACTGGGCCTCGGCCTGCTTGCCGAAGTCGCCCACCAGCGTATTGGCCACGATGCGGACCAGCGGGCGGTAGGCCGGGCGCGGGATGCCAAGCTCGGCGTCCCACGGGGTCAGGCCCTCATCATCCAGCATGGCCAGCACGTCGGTAATGGCGTCATCCACCAACTGCGCGTCCTCGGCGCTGGCGGTCTGCCCCGCCGCCAGGACGTTCAAGTACCGCAGTACGTCCGTGCGAAGCTCGGTGACGGGGCGAAGGCTCATTTAAACGACCTTGAAGACGGCGCGGTTGGACAGCGCGGCAAAGATTTCCGGCGAAACTTCGCGCGGGATGCCCTGCACGAACTCCACCGCCATGTACTGCACGCAGCCTTCCGGGCCGACGTACTCAATCAGGCCGATGCAATCAGCCATCGGGGGAGCCTGCGGCCCAACCCCTGAATCCTCCGGCACGGCGACTTCCGTGCTAATGCGGTTCTTGCTTCCCTTCGGTCGTGCCATGAATCCTCCTAAAAGGAGGGGCCGGTTTCCCAGCCCCTCCGAATGACAGGCGTAAAAAAAGCCCCTTTCGGGGCCGGCCTGCCGGTAGCTACTGCTTAGGCGTCCGCAGCCGCAGCGACATAGATGGAAACCATGCCGTGCTGCTTGTTGTTGAAGAAGTTCTTGCGGGTGCCGGTCACGTCATGGATGGCAACGCCATGCACGAAGTCGTAATCGCGGTCCTCGGTACGGCTCTGCCAACGCTGGGCGATGGCATGGCCAATCGCCTGCGCGCCGCAGAAGTAGACCGGGTAGACCGGGGTGGTGCCGCCCGAGCCAAGGTTGCCGAGCGAGGCAATCTCCGGCACTTCGCGGATAACCACGCCGTCCCACATCAGGTCGCCGTCACGGAACAGCGGGTTGTTCTTGCCGCGCTCACGGGCATCCGCGTGGACGGTAGCCAGCGAAGCCTTGAGGTCACGGAAGGCCAGCGACGGGGCGAAGCAGACGAAGGTCTCTTCGTCATCCGTCACGGACACCGGGCGAATCAGCGGGGACGCCACCTTGGCCATACGCTTGGCCAGGGAAATCACTTCCTTGGTCAGCTTATCGTCGGTGGTGTCGAGGGTCAGCAGCGAGTCGCTGAAGTCAGCCGCCACGGTGCCGCCCGTCAGGTCCGTGTTGGACTTGAGCGAACCGAACAGCACGCGGTCGAGGTTGTTGTCGAGGAAGACGTCACGCTGGGCCTGCGTGGCCGAAGCAAAGGCCGCGTAGGTGGTGCCGTCGTAAATCGCGCCCATCGCGGTCAGAATGTCATCGCGGACCTTTTCCATGGCCCACATCTTGAGCATGGACTTGCCGGCGTTGCGAAGGTCAATGACGGTCTTCTGCTCTTCCCAGTCCGAAACGGCCACGCCGTTGCGTCGGGTGTCCACCGGAATGGCCCAGCCGTAGTTGTTCAGCGCCTCTTCGGCACCTTCCAGCAGGGTATTGCCAGTGACGCCAGCGCCGGACAGCTTGGCCACAAGCGAAATGGTGATCTGGTCACCCTGCTTCTTGGTCAGCTGCTCCTTAAGCTGGATGATGCTGTTTTCGTCGGTGCCGAAGTAGCGGGCAAAGCGGTTTTCGCGAATGTACGCCTTGAAGAAATCGGCGTCCCACTGCTTGACCACGTTAGCGGTCGAAACGGTCGAGAGGGTCATGCGTTATTACCTTTTCTTGAGGATGGAGTCGAGCGAGTCATGCACGACGGGTTCAACCGTTCGTGTTGCACGGCTCGCCGTGAGGTCGGGCGGGATTGCGGCAGCGGCAGCCTTCTTAAGACCGGCCTTGGCCTCGTACTCGGCGCGCACCTGGGCCTCAATCTCGGCCCGGAGGTTGGCTTTGTAGGTCGGCAAGTCCTTGAGCTGGCGGTATTCCGCGATGCGCTCTGCCTGCTGGTAGGCGTACAGCGCGGGGTGCGGGTGCTGCTCAAGTTCAGCCGCCAGTAGCGGGTTGTTATTGGCCTCTTCCATGAACACCGCGAGCTTTTCCCGGAAGTCCGGGTACTGCGCCTCCACCATCGCCGCAGACATTTGGAGCGCCTGCTGCTTGACGGTGGTCTGCACATAGCTTTCGGGGTCCGCGAAGAAGTCAGGCTTTTCAACCGGCTTCTGTGCGAGCTGGGCCTCAAGGCGCTGGCGCTTTTCGCGCTCTGCCATAAGGGCGGCAAGCGGAACGTGTGATTCTTTCGGCTCTACGGCTGGCGTCACCGCAGCGGCGGGAGGCGTTTCGGCCACCACCTGTTCGTTCTCGCCCACTTCTTCCACCACCGGAGCCGCTTCAACCACGGGCGTTTCAATCGCCGGGGCTTCCACCACTTCGGGGGTATCGTTGCCGTCCAAAACGTCCTGCAAATTGCCGTTCATACGCTTCCTTATTCGACCGTTCGCCGTCGTCACGAATCGCGGTAACCCCCGCGAAGGGATGCTTTAGGCCGCATCACGGCCAATAAAAAAGGCCCCGTAGGGCCTTGTGGTGTTCGGTGCTGCGTTCGATTAGGTCGTGATGGTCACGGCCACGTTGGAGACGACGTACCACTTGCCCGAGTAGCCCAGCAGGGTCAGGCCAGCGCCCGGGAACGCGGCGAAGGTGGCCAAGTCATGCGTGCCGGTCGTGCCGTCGTGGATCAGGTCAACCGTGGTGACCGTGTGGGCGAACGCCGTCGAGCTGGTGATGGTCAGCTGCTGGTAGTCCGCAGCCGGGGCCGCCAGGGTCAGGGCGCAGGCCGAGCCCTTGGTGATGACGATGCGCTTGCTGGCGCTGTCAGAGACAGTGATGGCGCCGTCAGCGGAGGCAAGCACGTTGATGCCAAGCTGCTTCTGGATGGCCAGCACGCCGGCATCCGAACGGTCAGGGATAGACGGGTCCGATTCGACCGCATCAAGCGCGGCGGGGTACGAGGTAGTCGAGCTGTTCGCCATGTGGATTCCTTAGGGTATGTATTGGGTGGGCTGGATGCTGCCAAGCTCGGCGGCGATAGCGTCACCGATCTGGGCCATTTCTTGCTGGTACTGCTTCGCTTGTGCATCCATGCCCGCGTTCATCGCGTCAGCGCCAGCCTTGGCGGCCTGCGCGTTGTTCTTGTTGACCTTGCTTTCGACCTCGGCCAACTGCGCCTGTGCGCCCGCCTGCGCCATTTGCGCCTGCATCTGGCCCTGTGCCGGGTCGGGCTTCATGCCCTCTAGCAGCGCGTCCTTGTTGCGCAGGGTGGACGCCTTGATGATGGCCTCAGCCAGCATCGGGGACGGGTTAGCGGTATACATCTGCACCAGCAATTCAAACTGCTCGGCCTGAATGTTCACCGTGTCCGGCGACTCTTCAAGGATAATGTCTACGTCGAGCTGGCTAAGCTGGTTCTCGACGCCCACCTGCTGCGTCAAGCGCGGGTCGTTCGGGTCGAAGTCCACGCCCGGCTGCAAGCCCTCGGCCTGTGCCTTTTCCAGCAGCGTGACGGGCTTGTTCAGGCCCACCCACTTGGCGTTCTGTTCGTCATCGGTGATGCGGACCCAACGCTCTTCGGTCCAGTACTGCCTAATCCGGTTCCAAATGCTGCGGTACACGGTCAGCGACAGGTCGCGCATGGCGTCGAACACCACCGCCAGCTCGTTTAGCCCGGCCTGCTGCAAGGCCATGATGGCGCGGCCCGACTTATTATTCCCTTCCTTGCCGCCAAGCTGCGGGGAAGCGCCAATGGCGTCAATCTCGCTCTTAGCTTCTTGCAACAGTTGGGCGTGGCCTGCGGTCATCTCACCGTTAGGCACGATCTCAAAGCGCATACCGGGATTGACCGTCACGAAGCCGTCAGGCTTGGCGACTTCCGCGCGGGCAGCGGCCACGTCCAGCACTGCGCCCTCTTCGGCAATGACCTGGCGCACGTTCAACAGGTGCAGGGCCTTGGACCGGCGCTTATTGATTTCGTCCTGCGGGCTGACCAACTGCCGCACCGTGCCATAACGCCGGTTCTCGCGGTCAATGTAGGCCGAGCCAAGGATAATCGGGCACTCGGGCTTGTCGTTCTCATCAAGGAACGGGCTGTCCTGCTCTTCCACAAGGAAGCCGGCGCGGGTGAACGTGGCGGTCAGCCACTTGCCCTTTTCCTGATAGTAAATCTGGCACACCCGGACGCGCTTTCGCTTGCTGTCAGCCCAGCTAAACTTGGGCCGGTCCTCAAAGGTATCGTCGTCGTAGTCGCCCGACAGCGTGGCTTCAATGACCGCATCGGACTCGCCGTAGGTGGCGAGGGCATCATCCTCATCCATCCACATGATGACGCCCTTGTACTTGGCGTCACTGAAGTCCCTGCGGCGGCTGTGCGGGTCGTAAAACAGGCGGTCCCACGGGATATCCCGCAGCACCACGTCAAAGCCCTGCTTGCCCTCTTCCACCGTGACCATGACGCCGGCCACGCCTTCGACAAACAGGTACTCCGCAGCGGCAGAGCGCACCGTGGCGTACCGCTGGTCATCGCACACATAGCGCAGCGCGTCGGTAATCGCGTCCGCGTCCTTTTCGTGCTGCGGGGTCCGGGCGTAGGCCCTCGGGTCCGAGCGCATGGAACGCTCAAAGCCCAGCAGGCTATCCACCTTGGGCTTGATGCGGTTGAACACCACGGGCGGCTGCTTACGGGCCGTCAGGACGGCGATTTCCTCCGACGTGAGCTGATAGCCGTCGTAATAGTCGCGGTCACGCTCAGACAGGCGTCGGGCTTCCTCGGTCATGTCGAGGTAGTCCTCGACGTACCGAATCAGGGTTTTCAGTTCAGCCATTGGGCTAGGCAACCTTCCAAGAATTATCGGTTCCAGCGTTGCCGCCGTAGTCCCTCGGCTTGCGTGGCGGGCGGGGCGTAGCGTCGGCGGGCTTGTAGCCGCTTCGGCGTAGCTCTTCCAGGGCGTAGCGCAAGGCGTCAATCGTGTGGTTGTTCTTGTCTTCCAGCACCGGCAAGATTTCCTCCGTGTGCGGGTCGATCTTGAAGCTGTAGGTGGCCAGTTCTTGCGCCACATGCTTGCAGCGCGGATGCACCACAATGTCGAAGCAGCGCAGGAACTCGATGCCGTCCTCGACGCTGCCCGGCCCCTTGATGGCTTCGGTAATCTTGAACTTCTGCCGGCGCATGTAGCTCACCGTTTCCGGTCGGGCGCTGTCTGCCCGAATCAGCCACTTGCGCGACCCCTCCACCGTGTCGAACAGGGCGGGCGTCTTGTCTATCTCGCACCCGACTTCCCACGCCTCGGCGTCCACATAGAGCTTGCGCCCGTCAACGTGGCACCTAATCAGCACGGTCGGGTCTACGGCAAAGCCCCAGTCAGCGCCAAAGCGGTGAATGGCGCCCTCGGGCGTTTCAAACTCGGCCACTTCCCAGTTGCGGAACACCCGGGCAATAGAGGAGGTCGCGTACTCGCCCCGCCAGACCGTTGCAAACTTGTCCGGGTCGCGGCGCTGGTCATCCTCTAGGTCGGCCCTGAGTTCATCAGGCAGCCAGGGGTTATCGGAGTAGTTAGCCTCCACCACCACCGAGTCAGCGGGCGGGTGCTCTCCCCGCAGGAACATATCAACCGGGTCGGTTGGCTTGTTCGGGTTCCATGTGAACCAAATCTGCGACCCCGGCTTGCGGATGGTCGGCCTAAGTAGGTCCAGGCTGCGTTGGGATAGGGATTGAGACTCCTCAACCCACGCAATATCGAATCCTTCCAGCGATTTTATGCTGTCTGCCGTGTGGTTCTGCATGCCCTGGAAGATGATGACGCCGCCGCCGGGCGTCCTAATCTCAGCTTCCAGCACCTCAAAGCCCGTCAGGCCCAGCGCCTTGATCTTGTCCTCTACCAGCAGCTTGACCGAGTTCTTTAGGCTCTTCTGTACCTCACGGACGCAGGCGGCGCGGGTGCCGGGGTTCAGCACACAATGCTCGACCAGCAGTTCAGCGAAGAAGTGGGACTTGCCCGACCCTCGGCCCCCGTGTGCGCCCTTGTAACGGGCTGGCTTGAGTAGGGGCTTGAAGACCTTAGCCGTGGGTATCGGCAGGGTCGATAATGACACGCTCAATCCTTTGAACGACTCGCAACGGGTCGCCCGAATCGTCGCCAGACAGCTTTAGCGGCAGCAGCTTCGGGTAAATGGTCGTCCAAAAAGCGTGTTCGTTCTTGGCGTCTTCCTTAGCCCACGCGATCAGGCGGTCAGGGCCGCCCAATCCCTCGGCGGCAAGCTGAATCGCGTCCTTTACCGCAACCGTGATCTTGTTGGGCTTACCCTTGCGACTACCGCCAGGAGGCTGGGGCCGTTTACCGGCACCCGCTGGCACTTTGCCGTCCATCACACATTCCCGCCCAGCAGTTCCAGCGTGCCAGCCTCGGCCACTCGGGTCACGCCACTCTGCGTAACCTTGACCTGATAGCGATACAAGCCCGGGCGCATGGCGTCATTGATGGCCGACGCGGCAATGGTCGCGGTCAGGCCGCCCGGGTAGGTCGAGCCCGGCCCCTCGACGCGCGTCAGGTTGGCCGTCAGTACGTCGGCGGCTTCCCCATACGGGTAAAAGGTGATGGTGGCCGTAGCGTTGGCCAGAGTGACCGGCTCGCCCGTCGTGTCCTTCGGGGTGGACAGATAAACCAAGTCCTCGCCAATGAAGGCGCGAAGCTGGCCGGCTGGGGATTGACGGTAGGCCATTAGGCTTCGCTGTACGCGCCCACGCTAACGCCACACTTGGGGCGCACGACGTTGAACGTGCCCGGCCCCTGTACCGTGCGGCCTGCCGTGTCCGGGTCGCTGGCGTCAAGCCAGCCGATCACCGTGTCCGGGTTGGTGCTGGGGCTGTCCATCGTGATTTGCAGCTTGAGGCCCTGCGGCCAAACGCCACCGGTCGCCACATAGGCCACAAGGTTCACCGATGCGCCAGCGGCCACGGTCACGGCGCTAGAGGTCGCCGCCGTAGTGTTCGCCGGGAGAATGTCAGTCTGTGCCATTAGGAATCCTGTTGGGTTGTCTTACAGCAGCCGCCAAATGCAATAGGCGCAGCCGGCCACGCCAGCGATGACGCCGGCAATGAAGGCGAGTATCAGCATGGTCAATCCTCTACCGGCGGCGTTTCTTCTTCCGGCGGCGGCGGGGTTGGGTTGGTCGGCGGGGTCGGCTGCTGCGGGTTAGGCGGCGGCGGGGTGATGATGATGATTGTGCTCACGGCTAATCCTTGGGCCTTAGATGCGGCGCTTGTGCGTATATCGCTTGGAGGTAGTCTTCCAGGCGCTCGATCTTTCGGCTGTGGTCGGTGAGCGCGAACAGTAGGCAAAGGTTCACGGCCAGCATGACCGCGCAACAGGTCGTGGATACCCAAAGGCCGAAGCCCCCGGCATTAACGTTGACCGTCGCAATGTTATTTGCGCTGTCCCTGTTAGCTCCTATTTCTTGGCCCAGTCTTTCCACCCGGGCGGTAGCCTCCGCAAAGCGGCGCACGTCCTCGGGGTCGAGCATGGGTTACTCCAAGTGAACGGGCACGCCCAGCTTGGCGGCAATCTCAATGGTCAGGGTGCGGAGGCTGCGAACCTCACGCCTAAACTCGTCCATCGCGTCACGCTTGACGTAGGCGTTAGCCATACGCATTTCCAGCTCGTGCAGCTCGTTACGCAGCTTGAACACGGACGCGATAGACCAGCCCACGAAGCCAGCCACGCCGATGGAGGCTAGGCCGAGTACGAAGGTCTGGAAGGAATCCATATCAGTTGGCGCTCTTGGCGGTGTGTGCGTTTACGTTGGCCTTGGCCCACTCAAGCAGGCCGGCGCTAACGCTAGCCGCGTCCTTGGCATAGCCAACCGTCTGGTAACCGCGACCCACGACCACGACAATGGCAATCACGCCATCTAACGCGCGGTCCTGCACGAAGTCGGTCACCGCTGCGTCAAGCTCGCGGACTTCGGCCGGGGTCAGGTCTTTGCGGCTCATTCTTCAATCACCAAGGCCCACTCGCTCACCGGCTTGGTGAACGGCTGCACCAGGGCCAGCCTCATGCCGCTGCTGAACTGGCCGAAGCCGGTGATGACGCCCACCAGCTCGCCCTTGTCGTTGAACACCCCTGCCCCGCTATCCCCGTGGGATACGTTCAGGTCTAGCAGCGTGCGTTCGGCGTCACCGCCCACGACATAGCCACGGCGCAACAGGTCATTGATGCTGTTCGGGTTGCCGTACATGAACACGCTAGCGCCCTGCACCATGCCTGCGGTATTCAGCGGGCTATGGGCCGGGAAGTCCGTATCCAGCGTGAGCAGCGCGTGATCTAGGCCGTCGTGGCGGTACTCCACCACGTTGACCGGAATCATGTTGACGGTCAGCAGGGCCGAGCCCTCAAAGCAATGGGCGGCGCTAAGAAGCGTCCTAGGCCCGATCATCGTTCCCGAGCAGCTACCCTCACCGGTCAGGCCGAGAACGACCACTGACGGCTTCACGGACTGCTCTACAGGGATGACGCTGCACCCTGCCAGCATCAGGACTAGCAGGGCAGTTTTCATTAGCGGGCCTTCCTGCTGGCCGTCCGGCTAACCTTGTGAACGGTCAGCCCATGCGGCTCGGGTTCGGTGGGCGGGATAACGCTCATGCTCAATATCGGGCCGGAACTCATCGCGTCCAGCTCGCAGGCTTTGGCGACGGCTTCCACGGGGCCTAGCCCCTGGCTCATCAGCAGGCGCGCCAGGTCAGCGCCACACCCTGCCGCGTAGGTGGTGTCCAGAATCGGGTACGCGGGCCACTGGCCGTTAGCGACCCATATCGAACAGTCGGGCCGGACGATGTAAACGTCGGCATCCTCGATGCTCGGCGGGTCGCCAATCTCGCCCTTCACCAGCCAGCTAATGCCGGCATAGGCGGCGCACCATTGCCCCGCGCCAGTCGCCACGCCCCCGTCAGGGAGCCGGAACACCTTTTGGCAGCGGACGGCGTGATTGCCGCCGGTTAGCTGGGAGTCGGCAGCCACCAGCCCATCGGATATGGCGATGGTGGTTATGGCGGCGCTCTCCGTTAATGGGTGAATCTGCGCGGGCTGGCCTCGTTATCACGCCGGGTGCGACCCAGTTATTCGTGTATCCAGCGAAGGTCTGTCCCCCAATCCGGGTCGGGGCCGCGCAAAACTGGTGCCGTCTTTCCGGCTGTCAGCCGCCCTCTATCCCGGTACGGACTCCCCTTTATCAGTGAGGGCCGGTCGGGCATGTGCAGGGTTGGCTCCCTGCGGGCTATGCCGCCTCTCGGCGGTTACTGCGTGCGCCGGCTTCGGTTTCCGGTCACCTTCCGGGGCGGCCAACTTCCCGTGCCCGGACCTCCCGCACGACTTTGGTAGGTCGCCGGGGGCTTATGCGGCTCCAACCCGGCTAGGGATTCTTTAACCCCATCAGCGTTCATAGTTTCATGCCGCCGATAGGTCGCTGCGGCCTAAGCCCTGCGCTGTACAGCCACCGCCCAGCCTAGCGCATCCTCGTACTGCGCTATTTGCAGCAGCACCACGCCAGCGATCAGGTCGCGTACCCGCCTGTAAGCGTCCCGGTGGCATCCGAACTGTTCAGCGCGGCACACATGGCCCATAACCTTGGCGGGGCCGTACAGCGCCATAGCGAGGCCGTCCAGGGCCGCTTGTTCGCCCCAGTGGGACTCATAGCTAGCAACCAGCAGGCGGCGGCGCTTCCCCAGCAGCGGCTTAACCGTCGCCATGCACCGGGCAAGGTCTTTCACCCATTGCGCCAGCGCCTCGGCGTGGCAGTCCACGTCGGCCACAAAGGTAATCCACGCGGCATAGCCGATATGGCCGGGCGGCAGGGTGGACGTTGCCAGCGATAGGGACCAGATGGCCGTGTCGTTTAGCGGGATGCGTCCGAAGCCTGCGTAAAGCTGGCGAAGGTCGCGGCCTTTGATCTGGTAATCGGCTTGAATCTGTAGCGCGTCCATGCGCTTTCCCCTATCGGTCACTTCTGCAATAAGCGCACATCCTTGCGCCTCGGTGAATCATCGTTTCCCGGCTACCGCAGCCGCCGCAGGGTTCGCCGCGCTCGACTTGTTGGGCGGGCAGCCATTGGATATCACTAGCTTCACGAACAAGAATCAGCGCGTTCCGCTGCTGCATTGCTGCCGTCATTGCCTGCTGATACGCGGCACTGTGTTGCATCCCAGCCGCCGCAAACCCGTTCAATATCGCGCCAAACACGCCCTACTCCCAAGGCCCGAAATCGTCAAACCACACCAGCGCCAGCGCGACGATTAGGCCGGCTAGGAGGCGGTGGTCATGCGTTCGCCACCGAGAATCGTTCCTTCGCCCGGCGATACCGCCGCTGTAGGTAGCGGGCCAAGCTGGTGCCTTCGTACTTGCGGCACAGGTAATCCAGCGTCAGGGGCATTTCGCTAAACCGGCCATTCTTGACCTCGTTCAGCACCACGCAGCAGCGGTCATGCGCGTTGGCCTGACCCTTGTAGGGTTCGTCGTGGATGTAGCAGCTACCGGCCACGATGCCGCGAATGACGCGCCCGGTGGCGTACTGACGGGTGCCAATGTCGTAGCCCTGAACGTGGCCCTGCACAAACGGCATACCGATTGCGGCCAGCTTGTACGTTGCCGTGCCGCCGATGGGCTTGCCGGTGTTGGGGTTGGCGAAGTAATGCGAGTAGGCCAGCCCGTCAATCACCGCCACGCCGGGAGCGCCATTCAAGAACGGCACAATCTCCCACTCGCCATCGTTCAGCAGGTGGAGGCCGATGATGCCCTCTAGTACCGGGTTGGCCTGTAGGTAGCGGTCGAGTCGGTTCTCGTGGTTACCCCTTAGCCGCACCATCCGCTTAGGCCGGAAGTCGCCCATGCTCTCAAACAGGATGCGGTCAGCCTCTTGTGCGGCCTCTATGTCCTTGGAAAGCCGCTGCCCTTCCTTGTCCATGCTGCCGGGCTGGCTGTGCGCGGACACGCTCGGGAAGTCGGCGTTATCGCCCAGGTCAATCAAAACGTCCGGGCGGTAGTCAGCGATGGCCTGCCCAAGCCAGCGGTTATGGTCTAGCGGAACGCCGGGCTTGGCTTGGCGATCTGGAATGATGAAATGTCGTTTCATATGGCCTTCCTTGGCTTCGTTGTCCTGACCGTCTTACGCGGCCTTGGCCTTACTGCGGAACTCGCTCAATCGCGTTTTGCCGCCTGCGCTGTTGTAGCTATCCCACAGCACATATCCGCCGCGACCCTTCGCCTTGAAACCCGTCACCGTCACGTTCACGCCCTCAACGTCCCACCTGCTGCCGGTTTCCGGCACGCCGTCTAGATTTGCCTTTGCCATCAGTCATTCGCTCCCTGTGTGATTGAACAGGCCACGGAATCGCAGCCCTCCCCGTCTAGCGCCTTCGCGTACTGCGCTTGTGCCAGCGCCTCGCCGTGGCTTACGAAGTCGCACGGCGGCGGCCCAGCCCACGTTGCCGTCTTGTCGCTCGGCCACGGTTCGGGCGGGTCGAATGGCTCGCCCTTGTCACCGAATGGCACGAACGCCTGCGCCACCACCACCCGCTGCACCGCCGCATCACCCGCCACTCGCTCGGCCGGGTTGGCGTAATGCACCGTGGACACATACACGCCGTCGCCGGCTGCGTTCACGAACTCGCTGTGGGTGATGGTCCGCATGGATTCCTCCAATCCGTTAGCCTTTTTTAGCCCTTCGCAATGGCCGTGTCAACGGCCGAAAAAGCCGCCTCAACGCTGTTCACCACGAACAAGGGAAGCCCCGCCCATTCCGCGTGGAACTTCACCTGATCGGGCGTTAGCCGCTGGGCGCTGGGCGGCTTGTCCCCGTCTTTGACTTCCAGCAGAAACACGCGCCCGCGATAACCCACCACAAGGTCGGGGAACCCTTGGCCGAAGCCGCTGGATACATAGACCTTGCAGCCTATCGCTCGCAGCGCCTCGACAATCTCTGCCTGATTCGCGTCTACCCGGGCCGCCCTCAAGCCTCCAGGCTCCCGCGCAAGTCCCGGTAGTCCGCGCCGATGTTGAACACACCTATCAGCTCGCCCCCCTTCGGCGGATGGCCGCCCTGTGGACGCCAGCGAATCATCCCCGCCGCGCGATAGACCGTCTGCGGGCCTCCCCAGCAGGCTTCAACGATAGCCTCGGCTATTTCGTCAAGGCTCATCAGTTCGTGCGGCTTATTGTTTGCCGGCGTTCGCTCGCCCGTTGTCCCGCGTGCCTTCTGATTCGACTTGTGCCACGCCTGCCGCTTACACTCCTTGCAGCGCGATTCCAGCTTGCGGACCCCGCGCTTGGTAATGACGTGGAACCCGGTTTCTTTCGGGAACACGCCGCCGCAGCACGGGCAGAATTTGTGTCCATCGGGGACTTCAACGGTTACGGTCACTTGCCCTTCCCCTCGGTCAGAAATCCATGTTCCAGCCAGAATCGCGTGGTCCGCGCCATGCCGCGCAGGGCGTAGAAAAGCCAGTCCTGTTCGCTAAGGCACTTCACGCCGTTGCCGTCGAACGCCGTGTGGCAGGGGCCGCAGCCGAACGTGGCGAAATTGTCATCGGGCTTTTGCCCGCCGCCGCACTCGCCCGCCATGCGGATATGGCAAAGCATGTTCCCGGCCGTCTTGGACTCGGTTTCATCCGGGCAGACCCCGGCAATGTTCAACATGCACCGGGCTTCGGTGTGGCCGGCAGACTGGCGCAGCTTTTTGGATATGAAGCTCATTTGCCCTCCAATGCCTTGCGGCCTTCGGGGGTAATTTCGTAGCGCGGGGACTCGGCCGGCGGGGGAAGGGGCATCCAGTGGGTCACGCCGTCGAAGCCGCACCCGAACTTGCAAAATGCCTCCCATTCATGGGACCAGTAGGCAATGTCGAAGCGGCTGGCGTCTTCATCGCCCGGGGTGTAAGTGACGAAGGCGCTCCCATCCCTCGGCGCACTCTCAATCGGCATCCAGGCGCTCACTTGCACTCCCTCCCCTGCGCGGCCCGGCTAAGGGCTTCGGCCTCACGGGCTGCACGGTTGCGCTCGGCGGCGTCCTGCTGGCGGGCTTCACGCAGCATCCGGTCCAGCACGCCACAGGTCATGGCGCGGCGCTGTTCATCGGTCAGGGGTTCGGGGGTGTAGTCAATGGTGGTCATACAGCCCCCTTCGGCACTTCGTCCTTTTCAATCGTTTTCTTGAAGCCGACGCGGCCCGCGATGTGATAGACCACAACGCCTTCCGGCTTCATAAAGCCAGGGGCGGCGGCGCTGCCCTCAAAGGCCAGCCGCTGCAATGCGGTTTCAATCTCGAAGGTGTCGAACAGGCCCCGGTAAAGCACCGGGACCACATGGCAGCAGGCCGGGCGCGACTCGCCCCAGCGGTCCACGTTGAACAGCGAGAATCGCTTGTGGTCAATGCCGTACTTGCGCTGGATGCCGCAGCCCCACCATTCGCCAAAGTGGCTGCCGGGGCCAAGCTGCATCAGCTCATCGCGGTTGGCGTAGGCCCACGCAGCGAAGCCGAAGTTATCGGCGTCCGGTGTAATCCAGCGGGTGCGGCTGCCGACGTAGAAGCCGCCGTCATCGGTAATGCAAATCTGCGCGTTGGTGCCGTCGATCTTTTCCGTGACCACAATTTCACGGGAAAGGCGGGGCATCTTCGGAAACTCTACAAATTCAATAGCCATCACTTCGCTCCCTTGTTGTCCGCAGCGCAGGCGGCTTTCGCCTCGGCTGCCGTGGTGTAAATGCCAATGGTTTCGCGGCCCTTGACCGCCTTGAACAAATCGCCAGCGCCGGTCACGTTGCGGCTGATGACGTAAGCGCCGCAGCGGATGGCGTGGGTGCCGTCCTTTTCCCATTTCACAGGTCGTCATCTCTTTTGCTGCTCGGCCTCGGCTCTGACCACTCACGGTCGGACGGCAGGAAGCGGCAACGCTCTAGGTCGTCTTCCATGCGAATCAGCCCCGTTGGCCCGTTGCGCTGCAAAGCCACGTCCAGGCGCAGGCCCGGCGATTCTGTCTTGTCGTAGTAATTCGGGCGGTGCAGCAGGAACATCGCGTCACAGTCCTGCTCAATCGTTCCCGACCCGCGAGCATCGGACGGTCGCGGCGGGCGAATAGCCCCGGCCTCGTTGCCTCGGTTGACCTGAAAGACCTCGATCACCGGCACATCGCACTCTTTCGCCAGCTTCTTAATCCGGCGGGTCAGGAAGCCCAGCCGGGCGGCTTCGTTCTCAAGGCGCGGCTGCTCGATGAGCTGCAAGTAATCAATCACCACCAGCGCCGGCTTAGCCTGCCGGGCGTGGGCCTCGATCTGCTCGATGGTCAAGTCCATGCGCTCGGACAGCAGCAGCGGGGACGCTTTCAGGTCGGCCATCGCCACGGACAATTGCGACCATTCGTGGTCTTCCATCGCCTTCGGGCGCAAAAGGCCCACGCTGCGGACGCCAGCAAGCGCACAGGCCATGCGCTGCATCAGTTCGTCCATCGACATTTCCAGGCTGAACCCGGCGACACGCTGGCCAAGGTTCACGGCCACATGGGCGGCGATCTGCCACGCCAGGATGGACTTACCCATCTTTGCCCGAGCGCCCAGCGCGTAAACCCGGCCCGGCTGCAATCCCCCGGTCATCGCGTCAAGCTGCGGGATTCCCGTAAGAAGCCCGGACATTTCCTCCTTGGCTTCCCAGCGGGCCATGACGCCCTTCCACATCGCGCCCGCCGCTTCCTTCGCCGTGACCAATCGGCCCGGTTGGTCGTCGCTGATGCTGGCGATGAGGCTTTGTGCCTCCGTCAAGTCACCCTGCGCGGCTATGCGCTCACCGGCCAGCCTGACCCTGCGGGTGGTAGCGGAAAGGCGCACGGACTCGGCGTAGGCCCGCACGTTCGCCGCAGACGGCGTATCCGATGCGAGCTTGAAAATGTACGGGTCGTTATCAGCCCAATTCGTCGCCTCCATGACGGTGAAGGCGTCAATCGGGCGGCCCGCATCGTTCAGCGTGCCAAACGCTTTCCAAATCGCGGCGTGGCCGTCAATCGTGAAATGGTCGGCGGTCAGTAGGTCGGCAACCCGCCAGTACGCGGACGGGTCCAGCAGGACCGCGCCAAGGACGTTCTGTTCACTTGCGCTCATGGTATCGGCCCTCAATGACCTTGGCGAAATTCTCGGGAAGCACCAGCCAGTCCAGGCCTGGCAGGAAGGGGCGTCCGTTCGTGCCGGACACTTGGCCGGTCAGGAACGGCGATGCGGCAACGTGGGTGAAGAAGCGCCGCCAGTAATCGAGCGACTGGCGCTTGGCGTCTTCGCGCCAACGGGAGCGCAGCGAGTCCATGCGCTTACCGGCCCACACTTTCATCCGGGGGTTGGCAGGCAGCAGTTCGTGGTACGCCTCAAGGATTTCGGCGTGGGGGCAGTCGCCGGCAGGCGACGAAAGCTTTTGATCTTTCTCTTCTCTTCTCTTCTCTTCTCTGGTAGACGCGGATGTAGACGCGGCAACGTCTACGGAATCATCTACATTTGCCCGCCACTTAGCCTGCCTCCGGTTCTTAAGTGCCCGTTTCTTGGCGGTTTCTCCGTTGTGGTTGTCAAAGTTGGGGAGGGTCACCCTCTCGGCCGCATCGTCCACCAGCAGCCACCCGACCAGCACGCACGCAGCAGCGAAGCCATCGCAGCGACAAATGCGGTCTACGTCTGCGGCTACAACACCGTCTACCGAACCGTCTACAGAAACTCCATCAATCCAGCCCCAAAGACGGGCCAGCTTTCCGACGATAAGGTCCGCATCCACACCAAGGGCGCGGGCCATCCGCATCACTTCCGGCTTTTCCGGCAGGGTGTGTTCCATCTTTATCCACTCACCGGCCATTATTTTCCTCCTTGATAAGCGACGGCTGCACCGGCTCGGCGAGCCACGATTCCAGCCCGAGCGCCTTGGCGGCCTCTAGCTGCTCGGCGTCGGTGATGGGCCGGTGTAGGAGGCGCAGGGCCTCTAGGCAGGCGGCGTAGTTGCGCTGGGTGGTGTTCACGCCCTCACCCCCTTAGCCGCCGGCGTATGCCCCACATGCCAGCAGCCGCACATGGCGCATTTGTAGGCAGCTACGCGCCCCTTGGCCCAGCCCATCGCGTGACGCTTGGACGCTTCGTGGCGCTTGCCCATGCTGGCGATGACGGCGTGCGCGGCTTGGGGCGAGGCGTATTCGATCTTTCCGGTGCGACAGGTCATTTGCCTTGCTCCCAAGTCGTGAAGATGGGATGGCGGCGCTTGCGGAATAGGCGGCGCAGGAGGGCGATCACGCGGACACCGCCAGCGCGTTTGCCAGTTCGGCGCGAAGGCTGGCGATTTCGTCCTGCAAGTTCTCTACCTGCTTGCGGGCATCGTCGCGTTCTTCCTCGGCCTCCTGCTTGTCGCTGCAAGCGTCCACCAGCGCATCGCGCAGCTTCTCCGTTCCTACCGACTTGACCTTCTCGCAGCAGGCTTCAATGGCGCGCTCCGCATCGTCAATCAGTGCGGGCGGAACGTAGTCGCGGACCTGCTTTATAAGGGAGGCGAACGCATCATCTACGTCAGGGCAGGTCGGCTTGCACAGGGCGTCAGCCTCGCGCGCGGCGCTCTTGTAGTTGCGGCCCATTAACGAATCCTCCCCGCAGCCCGCACACGGCGCTTGGCGGCGCCCTCATCGAAGCGGCGCTCCGTGCCCGGCGCAGGCTTGGGCGGGACGCCTACGAAGCGGTTGAAGGGGTTGGGGGTCTTGGGCTTCATGCGGCGTTCCTGTTGGTGACGGTCAGCCAGTAGTGTTGCGCTGGCTCAACCTTGAATGAGACGCCGGCTTTGGCGGCTTCGCTAATGGCGCGATCTAGCTGAGCCTGCGTGAGCCTGGCGCTTATGGTTTCCCCTACTTCAAGCAGAGGCCAATGGTCGGGGAGTAGGTTTGCGGACATGGCTGAAGGATAGCGCGATTCCGGGCCGGCACTACCCCCACAGATAGAACGCTGCGTTCCGCACATGGCATTGATGGGCGCGGGAATCGGCGTATATTCAACCCATCGCCGGACGCCCCGGCAGTTGGAGATCTGGCATGACCACCTTCCGCAGCGCCCAGCGCGCCTATGACGCACAGACCCCGCCCGAGTATCCCGAAGCCGTGGAGCTGCCGGCTGGCCGTGGCGACCCGCTGACGGCGCTCAAGTGGTGCCGCGAGCGCCGCTACGTCATGGCCCGCTACCTCGCCACCCGTGCGCGTGCGATGCGGCCTGTTCGCCTGCCGGGGGTGTCGCTGTGAGCCGGGGCGTGGATGTGCTGGCGGTGATGGATAGCGCCACGCAGCACCTTGTCTACCCGGATTGCAAGGAGATGGCACACGCCCGCGCCGCCGTGGCCGAGCTGGTGGAGGCTGTCAAGGCGCTGGACGCCGCATACATCGCCCACGATGAGGTGCGCGATAACCGCACCCTTGCTGCATCGTTCCGGCACGCGGTGGGCCGTCAGTTGGTCGCCGCCATTGCGCGGAAAGATGCCGCCCTCGCCGCCTTCGAGGTGAGCAAGTGACCGCCGCCACCGACGCCCAGTGGGAGGCGTACTACGCGGCCAAGGGGCGGGTTCATCAGGCCCAAGCGGAAAGGCTTCGCGCAGAAGCCGCCGCCTGTCGCGTCCGACCGTTCCTGATTTCCAGTCGTGAGCGCGATGCAAACGACTACGAAGAAATGGCCGCCGAATGCGACCGAATGGCCGCCGCCATCGCCAAAGCCACCGGAGGCCAGCCGTGATTTCTTACCTAACCGCCGACGTATCCGGCTGGGAGTCCGTCGCGTTCTGGCTGGGCGTTGGCCTGCTGGGCGTGGCGCTTGGCTGGGCTATCGCGCTGGCGATTGGCTGGGCCGTGGACAACTGGCCGGGCGACCTGGATTGCAACGACTACTGCGGTTCGCCGCGAGGGGATGAGTGATGGACCGCAGAAACTTCACCGCGCCGCCGTCCGACCTTCGTTGCGAGTGGGACATAACGCT